AATGCCACGTCAAGTTGGTAAGGCATTAGCATTAGATACTCCAATACCAACACCTGAAGGATGGACTACGATTGGGGATATTAAAGTTGGGGATCAAATACTTTCTCCTGATGGAAATTCAGTTTCTGTAACATTCAAAACAGAAACTATGATTAATCACCAGTGCTACAAAATATTTTTTGATAATGGAGAAGAAATTGTCGCTGATGCAGATCATTTGTGGGAAGTAAATAGTTCTTATTGGAGAACTGGAAAAAAAGTTATCAATACTGATGAAATATATTCAAGATACTTAAAGAAAACTAACAATAAAAGAGGTAAAGGTGTAGAAGGGTCACTTTATATTGACTTATCTAAAGCAATTAATGGGAAAAATCAAAATTTGCCTATAGATCCATATCTTCTTGGTGTTTGGTTGGGTGATGGATATTCTGCAGACGGGAGAATAATAGCACATAAAGATGATTATGAATTTTATAAAACAAAACTAGATATTGAACACGAAAGAGAAGATAATAATTGTATTCGTTTTAAGTGTAGAGATTTAAGAAAAAAATTAAAAGAAAATAATTTATTAAAGAATAAACACATTCCACAAATATATCTTCGCACATCCATAGAACAAAGAATGGAATTATTGCGAGGATTGATGGATACTGACGGTTCAATTACAAAAAATCAATCATTTGAATTTTACCAAAAGAATTATGAATTTATTCTTCAAGTTGTTGAACTTCTATCTTCTTTAGGTATAAAATCCAGAGTAAGTAGAAGGTTAATAAATCAGTGTTGGTATCATACTGTTCGTTTTCCCAGTAAGGAAAATATTTTCAATCTTCCAAGAAAGTCTGAATTAATAAATTTTGGTGGAAAGGGAAGACCTCAAAATAAAAGACATTATATACAAAAAATAGAAAAGGTCGATAGTGTCCCAGTTGCGTGTATTCAAGTAGATAGTGATGACCATCTGTTTTTATGTGGAAGAACATTTATTCCCACACATAATACAACAACGGTAGTATCATACTTATTGCATTATATTGTTTTTAATGACAACGTAAATGTGGGTATTCTGGCAAACAAGGCATCAACATCAAGAGAAATCTTAAGTAGACTACAATTATCTTATGAGAATCTTCCGAAATGGATGCAACAGGGTATTGTTTCCTGGAATAAAGGTTCATTAGAATTGGAAAATGGATCAAAAATTATTGCGGCATCAACTTCTGCTTCTGCTGTCCGAGGAATGTCATTCAATATTATTTTCTTGGACGAATTTGCATTCGTTCCAAATCATATTGCCGATGATTTCTTTGCATCAGTATATCCCACCATTTCATCTGGTAAGTCCACCAAAGTTATTGTTGTATCCACACCCAAAGGTATGAATCATTTCTACCGTATGTGGCACGATGCCGAGCGTGGTAAGAACTCATTTGTGGCAACAGAGGTTCACTGGTCGGAAGTTCCGGGAAGAGATGAAGAATGGAAGGCACAGACAATTGCCAATACTAGTGAAGAACAGTTTAGGGCAGAGCACCTTTGTGAGTTTCTGGGGTCAATAGGAACTTTAATCAATCCAAGCAAATTGAAAATATTAGTGTATGACGACCCAATAAAAAGAAGTAAAGGTCTTGATGTTTATGAAAATCCAATAGAAGACCACAGTTATTTAATTACGGTTGATGTTGCTCGCGGAATGGGTAATGATTACTCAGCATTCGTTGTTTTTGATATTACGAACTTTCCATATAGAGTAGTTGCAAAGTATAAAAATAATGAGATTAGACCAATGCTATTTCCAAATATTATTAATGAAGTAGCAAAAGGTTATGATAATGCTTGGATACTCGTAGAGGTTAATGATATTGGAGATCAAGTTGCCAATATTCTTCACTACGATTTAGAATATGACAATATTTTAATGTGCTCTATGAGAGGTCGGGCGGGGCAATTAGTTGGATCTGGATTTAGTGGTAAAAAATCTCAACTTGGAGTTAGGACAACGGCGGCAGTTAAAAAATTAGGATGTTCAAACTTAAAATTACTTATTGAGGATGATAAGTTATTAGTCAATGATTATGATATTATTGCAGAAATGACGACCTTTATTCAGAAGCATAATTCTTTTATAGCGGAGGAAGGATGCAATGATGATTTAGTAATGTGTTTAGTCATTTTTGCTTGGTTAGTTGCTCAAGATTATTTCAAGGAAATGACGAATAATGATATTCGTAAAAGAATCTATGAGGAACAAAAAAACCAAATTGATCAGGATATGGCACCATTTGGATTTATTTCAGATGGATTGGAAGATATGGAAGTATTTGTAGAGAAAGAAACTGGAGACAGATGGATGTTTGCCACTTCAGAAAACGGAATACAAACGCAAGATATTTGGAATGTTGATGAGTATGGGGATGTGTCAAATGAGTGGGATTACAGATAAGTATATTGAAGACAAGGAAATTATAAATACTTTTAGAATAATTCGGGATAATACGGAGAATAAAGATGCCGCTAAATTTAGCATCTCCTGGAATCGTAGTAAGGGAAGTTGATCTAACCTCTGGTAGAGTCCAACCAGCTTCCAATAAGATTGGGGCAATTGTTGCACCTTTCGCAAAAGGACCTGTAGATTCGCCAACTTTAGTGGAGAATGAAAATGATCTGCTGAATAATTTTGGCGAACCTTATTCCACAGACAAGCACTATGAAAGTTGGATGGTTGCTTCATCCTACCTTTCTTATGGTGGATCGCTGCAGGTTGTAAGAGCAGATGATGCCGACATCAAAAATGCTTTTGTAGGGACTGCAAGTAGCGTTAAAATTAAAAGTTTAGATCATTATGAGGAATTGGGATATGATGAAAATACTATTACTGGAATTACTGTAGCAGCAAGAAATCCTGGTTCTTGGGCAAACGGAATTAAAGTAGCAATTATTGACTCCAAGGCAGATCAAATTTTAAGTGGTATTGTAACTACGCTTGCCAGAGTTGGTTATGGTGTAACTCAATCTCTTACCGGAAAAGCAGATGTTGGAACGGGTACTTCAATATCATTAACTGGTTCTTATTTAAAAGGAATCATTACTGAGGTTGGTGCCAGTTCAATTGCTGTTAAGATTTTAAGTAAGGTATCCTCCACAAATACAGAAACAATTGTTGATTATCAACAAGACGGAACTTATTGTTTTACCGAATCTGGAATTGTCGGTATCGTTACAACCGGAGACTCTCTGGTTTCGTTAGGAAGCACATCTTACGCTAGTGAAGTTGATTGGTTCAGTCAGCAAAATATTACTCTGACCAATTCTACCATTCAGTGGAATAATCTAGCACCAGCACCAGGAACTTCGGCATTTGCAGAACCAAGAGGATCTAGGTTTGATGAAGTTCACGTAGTTGTTATTGACGACTTAGGAACAGTTACTGGCAATTCCGGAACAATTCTTGAAAAACATATAGGTCTTTCTAAGGCAACTGATGCGGAGTTTTCTGCCGGAAGTACTTCTTATTGGAGAAAATATATTGCTGCCGGTTCTGCAAATATCTTTGCTGGTGGTGCTCCTGCCGGACTTACCACAACAGGATACGATCCAAATCAGTTTGATCCAACAGATGATATTGGATGGGACCAACCCGCAGAAGGTATCATTTTTGGTGCCGCAGGTGCTAATACTTACACCTTAGCAGGTGGTCTTAACTATAATGGACAAACAGGAATTGGAACTGCCGGTGCTCTTACTGCAACTCTTGCAGAACTAAAAGATGGATATGATTTATTTGAGAACACAGAAGATATCAAAGTAGATTTCTTATTGATGGGATCTGCTGGTTATGCGAAAGAAACTGCACAAGAACTAGCAAACAAACTTATTTCGGTTGCCGAACTCAGAAAAGATGCAATTGCCTTCATTTCACCTTACAGAAGTTCTGCCCTTACTGATACGTCAGTACAAACTGAAGTTACGGTTAGAAACTCTACTGATATTACAAATAATGTAATTAGTTTCTTCTCTTCCGTAGCATCTTCGTCTTATGCAGTATTTGATTCTAGTTACAAGTATATGTACGATAGATTTGCAAATACTTACAGATACGCACCTCTAAATGGTGATATTGCCGGTCTTTGTGCTCGTAGTGACATTAATTACTTCCCCTGGTATTCTCCAGCAGGAACCTCAAGAGGTGCCATCTTAAATGCTGTTAAACTTGCTTATACGCCAAGTAAGTCTCAGAGAGATCGTCTTTACACAAACAGAATCAATCCAATCATCTTCTCACCAGGAGCAGGTATTATTCTGTTCGGTGATAAGACTGGATTAGCAAGAACATCAGCATTTGATCGTATTAATGTTCGCAGACTCTTCATCTACTTTGAGGATGCT